GCGTGTACCATGCGCGTAGGGCGGTTTCCTTCTATGCGTGAAGGAGGCCCAAGTTGGACTGGTGTTATTGCAGATACTAACGCTCCAGAGGAAGATCATTGGTGGCCTATTATGTCAGGCGAAGTTCCAATACCAGATCATATACCTAGAGAGCAAGCAACAATGCTTGTTAAGCCTGATAACTGGGTTTTCTACACACAACCTTCTGGTATGAAAGAAATTTTTAATGAAGATGGTGCAGTAAAGTGTTACGAAATAAATAAAAAAGCAGAAAATTGTAACAATATGATGAACTCTTATTATCCTAACCTAATACAAGGTAAGACAAAAAGTTGGATTGATGTCTATGTAATGAATAGACTAGGAACAATTAAAGACGGAAAGCCTATATATCCTATGTTTGTTACAGAAACACACGTTGCTAAAGAAGAAATACCAGTTGCAGCAGGAAATCCGCTCTATATTGGGCTTGACTTTGGGCTAACACCTGCGGCAGTTCTTGGTCAAAAAGTAAGAGGTAGATGGTTTGTACAGTCAGAAATTGTTGCGTTTGATATGGGTATTGTTAGGTTTGCTGAAGTTCTTCGTGAAGAGATTGCCACTCGGTTTTCTGGGGTTTCTGAGGTTCTTATATATGGCGATCCTGCTGGTGATTTCCGCGCGCAAACCGACGAGTCCACCCCTTTCCATGTCCTTAGAGGCGCTGGTCTTAGAGCGTATCCCGCTCCGTCTAATTCCGTTGACCTTAGACTTGAGTCGGTCAATTCGCAACTTAACAAAATGTCTGAAGGCAAACCTGCGTTTTTGGTAGATAGACGTTGCTCTCAGTTAATTAAGGGGTTTGAAGGTGGGTATCAGTATCGAAGAATGGAAGTATCTGGAGAAAGGTACGCTGATAAACCAGATAAAAATATGTACTCACACATACACGATGCATTGCAGTATATGCTTCTTGGTGCAGGAGAAGGTAGGGCATTGATGAATAATCAAGCTGCTATAAAACCTACAATAGCTAAGACTAACTTTGATGTCTTTGCCAAACAAAAGTCTCCAAGACGCAGACAAGGATTGTGGTCGCGTATGTAATTGTGCGTTGAATTATTATTTATTCTATGCTTATCGGGCATAAACAACAAAGAGGTTTATTATGTGTTTGACTGGTGCAAAGCCTAAAGACCCTGGAACTTTTGAAGAGTGGTCACTTAAGCAAAGAGAAGCTGGGCAAGGTGTTCGAAGAGAAGATTATGATGATGCCGTAAAAGCTTGGAAAGGTTCTGACGAATTTAAAGCTAAAGAAGAAGAAGCAAAAACTATTGAGCAGCAACAAGCAGAACAAGAAGCTGAAGTAGCAGAAGCTAAACAAATAGAAGCAGAAAAAACTGCTGAGTTAAAAGAAGAGGCAACAGAAGCAGCTATATCAGCAACAACACCTCCAGTCTCTACTATGGAAGCTGATTCCCTTGAGAAAAAAAGACAGAAGGAATTATCTGTAGGCGTTTATGATGTAGCCGCAAGTGATTCTGCATTTAGTCTATCAGAATCTCCAACACTAAGTGATTCTGCATTTAGTCCAGTAGAACCTCCAACACTTCTTTCGATGGCTCCCGTTAAAAAAGCTAATAAATCTGTATTAAGAAGAAGAAGTAGAAAAAAAAGCAGACGATCTTTAATTACTGGAACATCTGGCGGTGGAATTGGTTATTACAGTAAATTCTTTACATAGGATAAAACATGATAGAAGATCCAATTGCAAAAAAATACCTTGAGCAATATGAAAGAGCCAAGGCTAAGAGAGAAAATTTTGTACCACTGTTTGAAGAGTGTTATGAATATGCGTTACCTCAACGAGAGTCTTTTTATAATGAGACAATAGGTCAACGCAGAGATGATAAAATATTTGATGAAACTGCTGTTGTAGGGGTACAAGAGTTTGCATCAAGATTACAATCAGGTCTTGTTCCTAACTTTGCTAGGTGGGCTGATTTGACATCTGGTTCTGAAGTACCTAAAGCAGAGCGAGATTTTGTTAACAATGAACTAGACGAGGTAACTGAATATGTTTTTGAAATTATCCAAAATTCTAACTTTTCCCAAGAAGTGCATGAGTCTTTTATGGACTTGGCTGTCGGGACTGGTATCTTGGCTGCGGAAGAAGGTGACTCGCTAAATCCTATTAGATTTTCTGCAATACCGCTTCCTCATGTAATACTTGATACTGGGCCTGATGATCGTATTGATCATGTATTTAGAGAAAGAAAAGGTATTAGATTTGATCAAATACAAATATTGTATCCTGATGCTGTATTAAATGACAAAATACAAAACATGATGCAAAGTGGAACTGATAACACAACAACAGTTCTTGAATTAATATGCCGTGATTATTCTAAAATGAATGAAGAAGCGTATCTTAGCTATGCTTTTTGTATGACAACAAACTCTGTTATTTACTCTAAACAAATGTCAGGTGTAGGCTCTAATCCATTCATTTGTTTCCGTTGGTCTAAATGTGCAGGTGAAGTGTATGGGCGTGGGCCATTAATGAATGCACTCTCTGCGATTAAAACAACTAACTTAACAATAGAGTTAATACTTGAGAACGCACAGATGTCTATTTCTGGTATCTATCAAATGGATGATGATGGTGTTGTTAATCCAGATACAATACAGCTTGTTCCAGGATCTATCATACCAAAAGCTATTGGGTCAGCAGGATTGCAGCCAATACAAGCAGCAGGTGGTTTTGATGTAGCGCAACTTGTTCTTGGTGACATGAGATTAAATATTAAACGTGCATTGTATAACGATATGTTGGGCAATCCAGATAGAACTCCTGCATCTGCTACTGAGGTTGCAGAGCGTATGGCTGATTTATCAAGAAGAATTGGTTCTGCATTTGGTAGATTGCAAGCAGAGTTAGTGCAACCAGTATTGCAAAGAGTTATTTACATACTAAAGAAACAAGGCAGAATAGATTTACCTACTGTTAATGGTAGAGAAGTTAAAATTAAATCTGTTTCTCCATTAGCACAAGCGCAAGCTAACCAAGATATTACTTCTGTTGCTAGGTTCTTAGAGCTTATTCAAGGTAGGTTTGGCCCTGAGATGATGCAGCTTCTTGTTAACTCTGAGGAAACTGCCGCTTTCCTTGCTAAGAAATTTGGTGTACCTGATACCTTGATTCGTGACGAAAATGAGCGTAAGCAATTAGTTGCGATGGCACAACAAATGGCTCAACAGCAACAAATGGTGCAAGGAGAGCCGCAACAACAGGAGCAAGTAGTTGAGCAGTAAAAAACAATCTAAACAAATCAATGTTGGAATTGACGGACACCAGAGAACAAAAGAACTAGACGAGCAAATAAGTAAAAATATAGCTCAGTTATTTAGTTCTGATACTGGTAAAGAAGTTCTTAGATATTTAAGAAGTATAACTATTGATTTAGTTCACGGTGCAAATGTAAGCACTGAGGAATTGCGTCATGTTGAAGGGCAACGATTTGTTATTGGCCTTATAGAAACTAGAATTAACCATGCACACAGGATAAAATCAAATGGCTGAAGAAACAGTAGAAGAAACAGTAGAAGAAACTAAAGACACACTAATACAAGAGCCTCCAAAAGAAGCCGCACCAGAAAAACCTGAATGGCTTCCTGAAAAATTTAATACACCAGAAGATTTAAGCAAAGCTTACTCTGAACTGTCTAGTAAACTTGGAGCTAAACAAGAAGATATTATAAAAGAATATAATGCTGAAAGATTTATTAATAGGCCAGAATCTAAAGGTGACTATGAGTTACCTGAGGTTATAGATCCAGAAGGTGCTACAGATAATGATCTTCTTAATTGGTGGTCAGAACACGCATTTAATAATGGCTTTAGTCAAGATCAATTTAAAGAAGGTATAGAAATGTATGCTAAAGCTATTGATGCTGCTATGCCTAAAAATGATTTGCAAGCAGAGCAAGAAAAATTAGGTGACAATGCTAACTCAAGAATAGAAGCTGTTAGTATGTTTGCTAATAAATACTTTCCCAATGAATTAAGCGGAGCAGTAGAAAGATTAGGTGAAACAGCAGAAGGTATTATGCTTATTGAGCATATTATGGCAAAAAATAAAGACACTCAAATTTCTGCTCAATCCTCTCCTGTTCCTAGTTTTGATGAAGCAGATTTACAAGCAATGATGCAAGATGAAAGATATTGGAACTCAGCAAGGCGTGACCCTCATTTTGTTAAGCAAGTAGATGATGGTTTCAAAAAGTTATATGGATAAAGTTCTTATAAGCCATGGGAGCCTACAAATGGTTCCCATGCAGAAACGCCATGTAATTCCTATGTACAGCACAATGAGTACAGAAAATTTATTTGAAGCTGAAGCTGTATATAAAGTTGATTTAATGAAAACTCTTATTCAATACTCAGAAACACCTG